AAGCGAGCTGCATCTGCTGAACCAGCAATTGCTACGTTTCCTGCTGTTGAACCAAGAGTAGTCTTAAATGTGAATACAACTCCATTGATAGTAACTGTGTCACCATCTGTAGGTGTTGTTGCTATTGAAAGAACCGCTGTTCCTGTAAGGTTTTCTGAAACGTAAAGTTGTGCGTTTGAAACATCACCTGTGTATCCATTCTTGAATACTGAACCAGCTAAATCAATGTTCTTTCCAAGTAGGTATTGTGCAACATCACCTGCTGCGTAAGAATCAACTACGAAGACCATGTTTGTCATGACTTCTTGATTGTTTCTTGCACGAAGTTTTGCACCCATTCTACTAACCATTTGAGGAACTGTTGTTGAACTCAAAGCGATAGATGTACCTGTTGAAGCTGTAGTTGTAAGGTCTCCGTTATCGAAAGCATGAGTCGCATTCAATACTTCTGCGAAACATCGTGAATCGAGGTCTAGAGCTACTTTAACTCCTACTTGCTTTCCAATTTCTTCACCTGGATTAAGAGGACCTGTTTGTGTTACTTCACCATCTGAAATATAAAACACAGCTTCTTTCTCTAGGTTTACAGTTAGAAGGTCTGCAGTATCTGTGATTGCATCAATAGTTGAGGCACTTCCACGTGTTACTGTTCGAACTAAAACTGCTGATATATCGTAAGCTACTCGCTCAATTGAAGCACCGAATTTAAGTACTGACTCAAATCGAGTGTTCATGATTGACTTAGCAACCAATGTCTTCTGAAATACTTCTTGATAAGCGTTATCGAACTGCTTTTTGTAATCTGTTAAAGCCATTTTGGGTTATTGTTAAATTAATAACCCCATTCTTAGATTAAAACCCCTCTTTTAACATTTTTTCGTTGTACTCTGCTTTTAATCGAGGATTTGACATCACTTGATCAAAATAACCAGAATCTTTGCGAGCTTTTGAAAAATCGAGAGGCTCGGTATCCTTCCCACCGCCTGGAACTGTTGTTTCTATAGTCCGCTTTCCAGTCAAAGCACCACTATATGTTTCTTCAATTATATCTTTGAAAGTTTTGTTTTTGTTTTTAGGTTCAAAAGAAAGTGTTTTAATAACATCTGCATTCACAATGTTTTTAAACTCAGGCATTTCGTCCATTGCTGAATCAAAGTGCTTGGTGAAAGCTTTATGTATCTTTTCATCCTTTTCTTTCTGCTCTAATGGTCTCAAACGTGAAGTTATTTCATCGTTTGCGTCCTTTTTTACTGAGTCCTTAATAGAGTTCGCAAGTTTTGTTAAAAAACCTTTGTCCACATCAGGGTACTCATCTGCAATGCTATCAATGTCAGCTGCTACCTCATTCTTTGTAGCTCCTTCCTCTATTGATTTCCTTAAATCTTCGTATGACCTTTTTAGGTCCTTGTTCTGTTTTTTTAGATCAAGGAATTTATCTAGTCCTACGGTTTCCCTTGGACTGTCTTCGTCTTTACTAGGAGAAGCTTCCTCGGCGATTTCTCCAACAGTTTTTGGAGTTACTACGGTTGGTTCAGCAGTAGCCTCACCCTTCTTTATTTCCTCTTGCATGTTTTTTAACCTTTTTAGGTTGCGGCACAACCGATTTTTATTTCTCTTGCGAGACTGGTACATCAGACCAGAAAAGATTTTGAAGCATCCCTGCTCCCATTGTTTATAATAATACCACGTTATGAATTATTTGGTCAATAATGTGGTGTGTTCTTTGCTTTATATTCTTATAAACCAAGGGAATGGGGTTCCTTAACCTATAATTCAATAGAGCAAAGAGCACACAACACTATTCTTTTATAGTGTTGGCAATCAATTGTTCTAGTTCTTCTTTGTTCTTTTTTGAACGACAAATAACGCGAGCAATGTCTAATTTGCTCTTCATGTCAGCACAGAGGGAGATAAACTCCTGTAAACTAAGCTCTGCATATCGGGTACACAATGTGTCTAACCCGTTCACTACGTCCTTTACTAGAGCGTCCACCAAGGCTTTACCGCCCTCTGAAATAGCCACCGCATCGATAGCAGATATCTTCGCGAGGTCTTTTTCCATATCTTGTTTATCCATTCTTTTTGGTTCTTTTTTTTGGTACTTCTTTCTTTCCCATAGAATCAATGGCTACTTGAGCTTCTTCTTCAGTAGTAAAATTTTTCTCACTTACTCGCACACTATTTCCCTTCTCATCTATTTCTTTCCATTTGAATCCTTCTATTGCATATATTATTTTGAACATATTATTTTGTATTTAACTCAGGCACTTGTTTGTAAATTTCTTCTCTCTCTTTTCTATATTCCTCTACCTGTTCCTCCACTTCTTTAATCTTAAATTTAGCTACATGCACAATAGCTTTTGCTTCCTGATACATGTGAGCAGTAAATAAATTCTTCTCAGACAATTTGAGCACAAACTTGTGGTTCCTTTCGATGTTTGTGATTTTTGCTTCTTCAAGTTCTTTCTTTGCAGAAAGTTCTTTCAAAAGTTTTCCTAATGAAATTTCATGCTCTTCAACTTGTCGCATAGTAAAATTAACGATAACCCCTTTTTTGATTATGTTAGTGTCTTTGATGTCTTCTGCTTTTTCCCCAATTGTATATTCCATAACTTTATATTACATATTAAATACCACTGTTCTGTATTGGTGCTTGTTCAACAGGTGCTGGATTCAGGATTGCTTGCATTTTTGCTTTAAACAAAATGGCGTTTGCTTGACGTGTCATATTTCTTTCAATAATCGGATCAAGGAGAAGCACATAGTCTGCGAGGAGTTTAAAATGGTCAGCAGAAATATTCTCTTGTTGCTCTTGCATATAATCAATAAACCTTTGTTTATAAGCAGTTGATGACGCTTGATTTGGTTGCACCTTCTTTCCGTCAAGGATATTTTCAATATCTCTTTCAGCCTCACTCATATTTTGTTCATTTCCATAGTCCGAAGTGTCCTTAAGTTGTCGGATTGTTTCTTCATCAAAACCAACAATGCCTGCCATTATTTCGTAAGCCTTACTAGAGTTTTGAGCTGGAGGTTGCCCTGGTGTACCCACAATACTTGCCTGCCCTTGTAGAAAAGATATCTTTGCTTCACTTTCTCTTTGTGACATAGCTATCTCTGCATTTGAAGACTCAACCATAACTCCAAAGTCCTCGCTCTTTCTAAATAAATCTCTTCTTGAAACAGAAACTATCTCCACACCATCTGGACCGAGGATATCTACGGCAATCTTTTGTATTAAATGTTCTCGTACTCCAAATTCAAAAAGCTTAGCAAATCGTTTATAACCAAAAGAATAGGAACGATTTAAAAGACCAAACCTGTCTGCTGAGTTCTCTTCGTTTCCTTGGTAGATACCCAATTTTGAACCTGAGTTATTAGGTGCTGCACCTTGAGAGCCAGCAGTTACGCCAGATGTTCTGTCTTGCAGAGACTCTAACTTCTCAAACACTCGTAAAGGTGTATCAATAGATGGAACCGATAGGTTTTGTACCGCCTTAGCTATATCAAAATCTTTCTTAACCCTTATTATTCCGTCACGCCGATACTTTAATTCAGCAAGGTTTTCTATATAACCAACATTCACAACCTTCTGAGGTTTGTTTATCTGCTCACCGTTGTCGAGCATTTGATTGATCGAAATAGCTTGTGCCATAAACAGCTCACGTGCATAGTCACAGTATCCAGGTGTCCAGAATTCTGTGAGGTCTACGAATGCAGCCCATGTCCAGTACCACCACAGTTCTGACTCAAACTTCTCTTTGATTGGAGTAACTTCAATAGCAGTTCCTCCTTTTTCAGAAAGGAGAAGGTAATATCTTTCGCCTTCAAATGTTGTTCCCCAACGCCAGAATTTATACTTGTCAGGGTTGCCGATATCTTTTTCAGTAGCAGAAACATTAGTTGCTCGTGTACGATTATCTTTATTCAATTCTTCTTGATTAACTTCAGTTGAGTTTCCACTTCCCTCTATAAGAATTTGTGTTTCTGTTTTTAAATACATTCCTGACTTCATTCCTTCTTTTAATTGCTTTCTTGATTTTATAACACCATAGTCACCAACGTAATCAGCTCTTTCAATATCAAGACCTCCAGCTGAAGGGTCTATTAAAAAGTCGTACACATCAACATTATCTAAATGAGATTTGTACCCGTCTTGTGAGTCTGCATAATATGAAAATATAGCGCGACCATAAATGACTCCCTGTTTCTTTCCAGCAAGGTCTTTGATATCCCAGTCGTTTCTGTACTGCTCTGCGATACGCAAACCATTTAATTGCTTCACTCGAGCAGCTTGTGCTTCCTTTCTCTTTGTAAATTTAAAAACAAGAGGAGTATCAATCTTTGAAAGGATTGTATGGACGTGAGAAGCCATTTGTCCAAGGTCTACGTTAGCCCTTGATGATGTTTGAACTGGAGTTGATGGAGTAGATTTCCTCGAATAGTACATATCTTCGTTGGTTTTCCAGTTTTTTGTCTTACTTTGTTTGTATTCACGTGCAAAAACAATCTCTTGCAGAGCTTGAGCAATGATTTTCTGTCTTTTTTCGTAAGAAATGGATACCAAAGTGTTTCCCCAATGGGTTAATTATAACACATAACTTATTTTAAAGCCCAATGTCTGGGTACAAAGGGTCTTCATCGTACACAATTTCTGTCGGAGGCTTATATGGCTCAGGGCGGGACATCACCGCGTACCTAAGTTCGTCTGCACAGTGGTCTTCGCCGTCAGAATCCATGTCCTCTGGGTTCTTCTTGTCATGCTGAAGCTCTGGGATAGTTTCAATAAAGCCTACACAAGTTGAGAACACCTTAAACTTTGACGTAAGCTTCCCTTCCCTCATGAATGGTTTAAAGTATTCCCGAACAACACCCCACCCGATTATCCTGCTATTCTCTCCACGTATCATTGTTGGAGACCTTTTTGTGACCTCCTCTATTCTTTGTGAATACACTTCTGCTCCAGACAGTGCATCGTCACGCTCTCCTTTCTTTGACCAAAAGGCTGGATCAAACACATCGTATTCAATAGTCTCTGTAGGATTAGTTAGTGATATAACTTCATCTGCAAGTTTTGTATATGTCAGTCCACTTTTATATATTTCCTTGTATCGGTATAAATTCCCGTCTTCATCTATCGCATAGAATCCTATTGACGAAGGAGCATTGAAACCATAGTCACCTGACCTAAACCTACGCCATGTCTTTGGTAACTCAAATGGTTCGATAACATGAATATCATGATTCCAGTCAGTGAAGTATTGACCTGCGAACAAATCAAAATCTCCTTCTCGCCATGCTTTTCCCAAGTCTCCTGAAAGCCCTTCAAGATAGCTCACGTATTCTTTATTCAAATATGGATTTACTTTATATGTAGCTGGAACAAATCTTGTAGTGGTTTGTTGTTTCAAGCGATGTGGAACAATGAATCGTTTTTTAACAAACGCATGACCGCGACCTCCTGGGTTAAACGATGAATAACAACGCGGTCTCCAATTTGGTTTTGATGTTCTAAGTGAGCCAAGAAGTTTCTCGTACTTTTCTTCAGTTAATTGATTTAGTTCTTCAATCACAATCAAGTCATACTCAATGCCCACATACTTGTCGATATCATCTTCATTGTTAAATCCTCCCAAGATTATCCGAGACTTGTTTGCAAAACGAATAACATTACCTGATTTTTCAAAAGGTACTTTTCCTTGTATTACTTTCTCAATCAAATCTTCAAAAGATTCTTTAGCAGAAATAGCAGTCTTTCTTAAAAACAAAACCTTTAAACCCTCTTCTCTTTGAGCGTCATCAAGTGCAGCTTGAGAAAAAATGCAATGCGACTTTCCTGGACCTCTAGCTCCTCCAGCCCCTACTTCCGTTGGTCCATTATCTTTGTCAGCCATTCGTGCTGTTGCATGAAACAACCACTGCCAAGGAAGTGGTACATATCCTTTTGAAACAAAGGACTCGGCTTGATCTCTTGGAGACCCAACGTCTTTAGCTTGCGTCAGGCAACTGATCAGTGGTTCCATATACTTTGATTAGCTGTGCAGTTATATCTATTTGCATTGACTGCCCTTCAGTCGTTACATCAAGATTGTTTCCAAATTCTTTTCTTCGCTTCTTTTCGAGATATTTAAAAGCGTGGTTCGGATCTTCGAGTGCCTTAACGACTGTNTGCCTAGCCTTTAAAACAGGTTTTTCTGCTAACCGATACAATTTATCAAAAAGTTTAGGATTTTTCTTTTCCCAGTTATAAATTGTTTGAGTGGACACATCGAGGAAACTTGCTACCTCTCCGATACTTGCGTCTAATGAATAAACCTGTTCAAGTTTTTGTATATTTTCTGGTGTCAATTTAGATACACCTTCGCCTATGTGTTTATTTTTTATTTCTCTATCTGTTGGTCGTGACATATTGTTTGTAATTATACCATAGAAAATAGTTATCCCCACATGGTGCTTGTATACATCTGTATACGGTGTTACGTTTACTATATATTAGTAAAAATAAAAAAGATGAACAAAACAATAAAAAAGGAAGTATCGGTTGTTATTAAACAAATCGGTACAAAGATAACAGATCTTTCTGAAGCAGTGGAACAGCTAACAAACGCAAATCGAGTTCTTGATAAGCTAACTGAAGAAAAAGAGAAGGTTACCCGACCTTTAAACGAAGCCTTGAGAGCCGAGAGAGCACGCTGGAAGCCTTTAGAAGACGAATTGAAGGAATCTATCAGTACACTCCGTTATGGCATCTCACGCTTTCAAACAGAGCTTATCGCCAAACAAAAGGTTAAAGAAGAAAAGATAGCAGAGAAGGTGTTAGCAGGAAGTATGAACACAGAGAAGGCGATAGTTAAAATGGATTCTTTAAAAGTAAGCAACAAAGTTGGTCAAGTTTCATTCAAAACAGTAAAGAAATTTAAAGTCATGGACGTAACAATGTTACCTCACGAATATGTACTACCAAACGAGATAATGATCCGCGAAGCAATGAATAAAGGACTAGAATTAGCAGGTGTTGATTACTTTACCGAACAATTACCCGTAAATAGACGATTTTAAGCAAAAAAAACCATTTTTTTTTGAATAAAAATGGACAATTTCCACCCTTTTGGTGGTTTTTTGTTGGATTTATCCTATCTAACTCGTTTTTATGCCTACCAGTATGATAATCAATATAAGGCTACACAGAGCCTTATATTCCCCACATTAACCTACTATCCTACTATCCTACCTTCTCCCACTCTTTCCTAGTGGGTATTATACACACAGGTACTACCCCTTACCTTTTCTTTAGTCTTCTTACACATATAGTATGATAAGGTAGGATAATAGAAGAAACAGGGCTTGGTAGAGCCACCAAAACAAAAAACCGCAGGTAGGTTAGGTAGGTATAATTATCATACCTAAGTTATCCACAGTAGGTTAGTTGCGCGTTTTCAATTATGAAGTTAAAATGAATATATGCACAAAATTGGTACACATTTTTATAAGCAAGCCTCGCTACAAGAGTTGGTTCTACCGAGCCAGTGCATTCTTGTAGCGAATTTTGTTTGTAAAACATGAATACTCTTCAAAAAGCCTTCGGGCAAAAAAAGCAGTGGGTAAATTGGAAGTTTGTAAACGAGACCAAAGTCCCTTATTCAGTTTCTGGAAGCCCTGCCTCATCAACTGATTCGAAGACGTGGGCTACATACGATGAAGTAGTAAAAAAAGATCCGAGTAAAATAGGTATTGTGTTTACCTCAGAGCAAACTCTTCTCGGTATTGATATCGACAAATGTCTTATTGACGGCAAAATAAATCACAAACAAAGTGAAGTAATAGCCGAAATTATTCTTGCTTCAGAAACATATACAGAAATTTCTCCGTCTAACAAAGGACTCCACCTCCTACTTTTAATATCAAAACCTTTAAAACTTGTTGCTAATAAAAAAGCACCTTTTGAAATATATACATCTGGCAGATACTTCACTGTTACCAATAACTCCTACCACAAGAAACCTAAGCCTGTAAGAACTGTGTCTCCAGCAGAAGCTC